TGCGCACCCATCCCTTGGGGACTTTGTCCTGGTTGTGATGGGACAGTTGTTCGGAGGCCTGTTTGAAAGAGCGATAGGGCGGGAGCGGTCGGTAGACGTAGGCCTTGTGGCATTGCCCGGTGTCGGCCCTGAACTGATGGGGCTGACGTTCCAGGAGACCGCGGCGGGTCATGTCATAAGCCCGGGAGGATGCGTTGCGGGCGTGGCGTAGCTGGAGTTCCTGTCTGATCTGCTCGACGGTCGACCATCCCTTGGGCGGAGGGATTTGGTTTTCCTTGCGCAGCGCCTCGATAAGTCGGGCGGGGTCGAAACGTCTCATTTGCTCTTCGGGGTGAAGACCTTGAGGTCAGTGGTCCAGACCCAGCGGTTGCCTACGCGGTGGACGAGCCAGACCTTCCAGTCCGTGCCGTCGACCCAGCCGGCGGCGAAGCCTGAGCCCCAGCGGGAGGTGGCGAGGCGATGCGAAGCGTAGGCCATGGCGTCCTTCTGGCAGAGACAGCCGGCCGAGAATGCCGCCCCGCCCTCATGCTTCGTCAAGTTAACCTGGGCGAGCGTGTGCGTGTGGCCGTGGATCAGAGCGCCGCCGCGGTCGGCGTAGTGCTTGCCCTGCTCTGCGGTGGCGTTGATGCCGTGGGCGTAACCGTGAATGAAGGCGACCGGGCCGAGTCGGTAGACGCCCTTCTCGGCGTGGTAGGGCAGGATGGTCTTGGCCCCGCAGCTCTTCGCGGTCGTCTTGATGCGGGCCTCTAGGTCGGCGCAGTAGTCGCGCACCAGGGCGGAGCCTGAGGTATGCTGGAGGGCGGTCGCCCGGTGTTCGTGATTGCCCATCAGGTAGACGGTGGGCTTCGTGCGCTCAAGGAAGTCTTCCCCGCCGGCGATGTCAGCCGCGAGGGACTCAGCGCCTTCGGCATCGTTACCCACGCCGCGGCGGAGCGATCGGAAGTCAAAGCAGTCGCCGAGGTGGACGCGCACGGTCGGCTTGTAGTCCTTGATGAACTCGACGAGCGCCTCG